TCACACAAGCCTGCCGCCTTTCGACCGGATGCCCCACTACACTCCGCAAGCCGCGGGCGTGATCGAGGCCCTCCGGCGAATTGTCCGGGCCTACAATTTCGACGGATCGGAATCGCAGGTGGACTACTTCCACGTCAATTTCTACTCGGATTGCACTTTCGACCTCGGCCTGGAGCTTGCCGAGCGGAACTCAATCCGGGCAGCGCACTGATCGGCAGCACAGCGCGCCCTCGCCCGAGAGCGCGCGATAGTGGCAGTCAGCCGCTCCGGCCGGGCGGTTCCCCGGAAACAGGAAAGCCCGTTACTCCCGAAAGAGCCGCGGGCTTTCCGCTCACCCTGGTAAGATGAGGCATCATGGATAGCACATCGCATGCAACGCTTCAAGTCGACCGCCGCGAGTTGATCGCGGCCTTCGTCCATCTTTCCACGCTCGCCGATCGGAATGGTTCGCGGCCAATCCTGGCGCACGTCCACGCGTCGGTCGAGCGGGGTAAGCTCCGCCTCGCCGCGACCGACTACGACCTGGCGCTCGAGCTCGCCCTGCCCTTCCAAGGTGTCGCTCCCGGCCCATTTCTCCTTCCTGCATTGGCCGTGCTCAAGGCCCTTCGCGCATGGCCGGGGAACACGGTCAGCATCGCCGCGACCGAGGACCGGGTCACCCTGACCGGAGCCGGAGCCTCGATGCCGCTCCATCCCCTCGATCCCGGTTTTTTTCCCGTGTTGGAACGCGCGCCGCTCCCGCCCCACTTCACGATCGAGGCCTCGGCGCTCGACCGGGCGATCGAGTGCAGCGTGCCATTCTGCCAGATCAACGAGGCGCGCCGGAATCTGATGGGCGTCCATGTGGTCGTGCGCCCGACCGGCGTCCGCTTCGAGGCGACCGACGGTCACCGCGGATCGCGCCGGGATGCGCGGGCCGAGATCGCCGGGGAATCGGCCTTCGGCGACTGCATTATCCCTCGCGCCGCGCTCGAGCTTTGGCGCCGGGTGACCAAGGGCCGCGCCTCGGGCGCGGTCGGCCTCTCCTGGGACGAGGAGCGCGTCCGGCTCGAGCTCGGCGATGCCCGGCTCACGGCGCGGTTGATTGCCGGGAAGTTCCCCAACCTGGACCCTGTCTTTCCGGTCGAGATCAGGCACCACGCCGTGCTCGGCCGCGAGGCCCTGGCGAGCGCGCTCGCTGGCGTCTCGGCCATGTCGCGGGAGAAAATCAAGCCCGTGGGACTCCGCCTCGAAACCGGCCGGATCATCTTGGCCTCGGAACCGGAAGCGGAGGGAGCGGCCGTGCAGGTGCGGCCGGCCGACTACGCCAGCGAATCCTTCCAGATCGGTTTCAATGCGGCCTACCTGCTCGACCTGCTCAAGCTCGCCCAGGGCGACCAGGTGGACTTGGGCACGATCGGCCCCTTGAATCCTTCCTTGTGGGCCTTTCCGGACGATCCCGGCTTCGCCGCCCTGGTGATGCCCCTGCGCATCGAGTTCGCGGTGCCGAACGCGGCCCTGCCGGATGGCCCGCCGCCGGAAACCGCACCGGTGACGATCGGCGATCCCGCGCCCGTCCCGGCCACGCAAACCCGGCTGACCCATGCGCTGGCCCTCCTGCGCGGCTGGTGGCTGACTCTCCGCGCCTCGCTTCGACGCAGCCGCTTTTCTTCCATCCTGACCGGGGAACGGATCTCCGTGCCCGCGAAGGTGAAGCCTCTTCACCCGGAGAGGGGTGGCGCAATGCGTCGGGGTGAGGCCCGCAAACCGAGCGCCGTCAAGGCTCCCCTGACCCCGGAACAGCGCAGCGAGATCGCCAAGAAGGCGATCGCCACGCGCCGTGCCAATCTGGCCCGCAAGGCCAGCTAACCTGTTCCCACTCTCACCCCTCCCCGTTCGCGGGGAGGGGTAAGGGATGGGATTCTCGTGGAAAGGATACCGATGGGCGAGACAACCGGAATCACCTGGGCGCACCACACCCGGAACTATTGGATGGGCTGCACCCGCGTCGGCCCCGGCTGTGGCCAGGATCATCCCATCGCTGGCGTCGGCGGTGGATGCTACGCCGAACGCATGAGCTTGCGCTGGGGCCGCAACCTATGGGGCGACGACAAGCCCCGCTGGTACTGCGGGGAAGGCGCGAGCCGGGACGTGCGCGACTGGAACCGCAAGGCCCAGGAAGCGGGAGAGCGGCGCCGGCTCTTCGTGAACAGCTTCTCCGACATGCTCGACCACCGTGCCGAGCAGGCCTGGCGCGAGAAGATCATCGAGGACGCTTGGGCCTGCCCCTGGCTCTACTTTCTGCTGTTAACCAAGCGCATTGGCAACGCCCCCAAGATGCTCCCCGCCCAGCTTCCCCCCAATGTGTGGCTGGGGATTTCAGCGGTGGATGCCAAGGAGCTCCTCCGCGACGTGCCGAAGCTCAAGAAGATTCGCGCGGCCATCCATTGGCTCAGCTTCGAGCCTGCGCTCGGTCCCTTGGATGTAATGGAGCGCGCCGATCTCTGGAATCTGGACTGGATTGTATGGGGCGGGGAGTCCGGCTGCAAGGCCCGCGCGATCGATCTGGACACCCTGCAACGGCTCTGCGACTGGCGCCGCGCGGGCAGCCTTCCCCCGCTGTTCATCAAGCAATTCGGGGAACGCTGGGCGAGGGAACACCGCTGGCGCTCCGCTCACGGCGCCGCCCCTGCCGAGTGGCCCGCCTGGGCGCGGATTCAGGAGTTCCCGATCGCGCGCGAGTTCAAGTAGACAAGCATATCTATTGCAAGTTAGGGAACTGTGTGCACCTAAATCGAGAACCATCCAAGTTGGCGAGGGGACGATGAATCAAGCACCACCACGCCCATCGCGGGTCTGTATTTCCTTCTCTGCGGACATTTCGCCGAAGACCGTCGAGGCTTTGCTCGGTGTGATGGCGCAACACGCGAATGCGGGAGTACCAGAGGTCTACCTGCTAATCTCGACTCCTGGTGGTCAGGTTATGGCGGGACTAAACCTCTACAACGTGCTCCGCGCCATGCCTTTCAGACTCATCACTCACAATGTGGGAAACGTCGATTCGATTGGCAACGCAGTCTTCCTAGCGGGGGAAGAACGTTATGCCTGCCCGCACGCCACATTCATGTTCCACGGCGTGGGGTTCGATTTTCCCGGTCCGTTCCGTTTGGAAGAAAAGGACTTGCGGGAAAGAATCGATGCGGTCTTGAGCGACCAACGTCGAATTGGACGAATCATTGCTGATCGGACCCAAGTCCCTACGAATGAAATAGAGCTATTGTTTCGGGAGGCCCAAACCAAGGACGCTGAGTACGCCCGCGCCAACGGGATTATTCACGACATTCGCGAGGTCAAGATTCCCAGTGGCACACCCATACAGCAGCTTGTATTCCAGAGGTAGGGCATCGGGGGCGACGGACGATTCAGGTCTAGGCACGCCTTCACCATCGTGAATGATTGGGACGTATTCGATCACCTGGACGTTCATCTGCGGCTCCTCAGGCATTCGGAAAGCATCCTGCGGTCAGAGCTAGCATCCAGCCGACCCAGGTTAGGCCTATCAGTTGGAAAGATGACCTGCAAGAGGGGTTCATGCAAAGTTGACGCCGATCAGGTCTCCTGAATCCGTTCCCCCTCCATCGCCAGCCCCACATAGCGCATCGCCGATCCGCCTTTCCCCTCGGCCTGCCAGCGGTGGGCGATCCGGCAGCCCATCCGGCGCGCGAGCTCGCGGATCGCGCGCTCGGCGATCTCTCCATTGCGGAGAGCACCGGGAACGCCCCGCGCGAATCCCGCCAGGCTCGCCAATGCAAGAGGCATGTTGCCCAGCTTGAGGGTTAGCCCCTCTCCCAAGGTAAGGGCCAACCCGATCCGCTCTCCCCGCTGAACGGGCCGCCGGGCGGCCACGATCATGGCCTGCTCCCAGGGCGATCCATGGGCATCCAGGTCGAAAATGTTGAACCGCGCGAGGTCGATGCAGCGCAGCACGCGGCGGTTGTCGGCGCAGAACAGGGTGCGCCCGTCCGCGAGAGCGAAGGAGAGATCGCGGTCACAACCCTCATAATGCGCCGCCCTCGACCAGACGGCCCGGTGGAGCTCGCCGGCGCCAGCGAAGGCATCGAATACCGACGCGCGCTCCATTCCAACCCAGGCCAGGACGCGCTCGCGGATTTCCACCTTAGCGGCAAAGGCCCGCGCGGTGTGCTGCTTCTTGGGGCTCCCCTTCAGCCGCGCAGCGAACTTCCCTCGGCCCCTGGCGAGGGCCTGGCCCCCGGCCGAGAAAGAAGACGTCATTACCACGCCTCCACGTCCGCCCCCGGCCCATCGAATGGAATCGTGCCCGCCTCGACCGAGACCTCGCCCAAGTCCTTCATCGCGGACCTGAGCTGGTTCAAAGCCTCGGCCTGCCGCCGAAGCGGCCCCCTCACCACGATCCAGAAGCGGTCCGCCACCTCGCCGGTCTTCACCTCCCGCACCTCGATGGCATCCTCCTCGGCGATCATCTGATTGATTTCCGAGGACGTGAAGCCCATCGCCTCGACCGGGAACTCACCCGCCAGCTCCTTGAGTTCCTTCCGCAACAGGTGATTATCCCACGAGCCGCTTTCGGTGATCCGGTTGTCGGCGATCCGGTAAGCGCGCTTCTGTTCCTCGCTCCAGCCCGCGGCCACCAACACCGGCGCCTCGGCCAGGCCGATCTTCTTGGCCGCGAGCAGGCGCCCGTGCCCGGCGATGATCTCGCCGCGCTCGTCCAACAGGAGCGGGATCGTGAAGCCGAACTCACGAATGCTCGCCGCGATCTGTGCAACCTGCTCCGGGGAGTGCAACCGTGGATTGTGAATCGAGGGAACCAGATCGGCCAATGGCCGCATGACGATGGCGCGACCGATTTGCGCAATGGGTCGGGCGGCCTTGCCCGCCTTCCGTTGGGTTCGCATGGTGGTTAGTCATCCTCCGCGCCCTCCGCGTTTTCCGCGGTGAATTTAACCGCCGAGGGCGCGGAAATCGCCCGGGGGCCTTGCCTCAATCCCTCGCCAGTTGAATCTCGCGCCGGAGCAGATCGATTCCCCGGCCGGCCCGCGCCAGCCGTGCCCATCCCTCGGCCAGGATCGCCGAGCGCAAGCCCGCGTCCGTCTCTGGATACGCGGGAAACGTCACCACGCTCACATCGACGAGCTGCACCTCCTCCAGCGTGCGGATCGCCTCGCTGCCCTGCGTTTCCCACCGGTCGCTCAACGCGTAGTAACCGAAGCTCATCTGCGAGATGTCGCCGCGCCCCAGCAGCGTCAGCAGATCGCGCGCGCCCTGGGTATCGGGCGGATCGATCTCGATCGCCAGCCCGCGCGCATCCTCCATCAGCCGCAGCGTTCCGGCCTTGTTGCGCCCCAACACGAGATTGGGGTCATGATTCACCAGCGCGCGCACATCATCCTCGCGGATCGTGCGCTGGAACGCGCCCGGATCGATCTTCTCGCGGAAGCCGCCCAGATCGAGGCTCAGGCTATCGAATACCGCCGCGTGACCGCGGATGCGGCGCCGGTCGCCCACATCATCGATCCGCAATTCCTCCAGCGCGAAGGCGCGGCGCTCCATCCGTTTCATGGCTGATCTCCCTTGGCTCATCCGATCTCAAGAATGCAGGTGCAACCTTCATGCGCGGGCGGATGACGAATCGGCGGATTGGCCTGGAATAGCTCGCCCGGCGCAGCGCGGCGGCCTTCCAATGCGGCGCAGGAAGCGCAATCCCCGGCCCGCGAGCGCCGCCAGATCACCGCCACGTTTTCCCGGGCGCAGACCAGGCGCACCAGGGCACTCTCAAAGCGCACGCATTCGCGGACGGCAATCCCTGTCGTGCGTCCGGCGGCAGAGGCCTCGATCCATTCCGCGATCGCCGCTGCTTCTCCACCTGTCTGGGTTAGCAAACTGCTCAAGATATCCAACGAGGTCTTCGCCTGATCGTGAACGAGCCGCGAAAGATAACTATCGATCTGCCGCACGAAATCCTCCGCCTGAAGCTCGGGCAAACCGAGCTCGCCCGCGAGCTCGAGCAGCACCGCGTCGGCGAAGGTGAGAAGCACGGGCTGGAACACCCGGCGCGCATAAGCCAGATAATCACTGATCCCGTCATGCCTGTCCAACTCGTAGAACTCGGAGAGCATCGTATGACATTCGGCGAAACCCTGCTTGCCATCGAGCTTACGCGCGGCGCCGCGGATAATCCCCACCTCCTTACGCCACAGGCGCGCCGCGGTATCCTCCATTAGGCGGCGGTGGACCGCGCGCAGGCGGAGGCGCGTTTCCGTGGCGTAGCGGGTTCGGGCCTGGCGCGCCGGTTCGCCCGAATCGAACATGGGCCGGCCGCCGGGTTCCCCAGGCGCTTCCTCGGCGGGCGGGACGGGCTCCAGAAGCAAGGCGCCCGAATCCGTCATGTTCAGGGGCGAGAGATAGATATCGCCTTCCGGGCCGATCGGGTTTTCGTCCTCGAGCTCGCGGATATCATTGGCCGAGAGCACGCCCCACTGCCGGGCCAAGGCGTACCATTGGCCGCGTTGCTGGATATTGCCGCGCATCAGGCCATTCAGGGCATGCTTGATCGTGTGCGTCCACCGCTCTGCCTCGGAGAGCAGGTCGCGCTCCATCTCTTGCTCGGCCTCGACGCAGCGCGGGCGGATGGCGTCGGTCACGAAGGACTGGCTTTCATCAGCGATGTTGCTGAACGTAGCCCGCTCCAGGTCGGCCAGCTTATGCGGCGGAAGGCCGAACCAACGCGCGATTTCGGTGATACCGAACTTGCGGGAGGCGAGGAATTCGGCATCCTGCGAATTCATACCGATCTGCTTCCATTCGCCTTCCCCGATGCCATCCACGATCAGGGTCTTGCCGGCATTGGCGGTGCCACCCCATTCGTCTTGCCAGCGCTTCTTGAATTCCTGGCGTTCCGCGTCGTTCTTGAAGCGCGTGGGAAGAGTGAAGATCCCCGAAGGCCGGGCCTGATTGGCGAACAACCGGCCGGCGAACTCCTCCATCGTCAGCCCGAGACCGATGGATTCGCGGGCGAGGCTGACGCGCGACATGCCTTCCAAGCCGTTCTGGGTCGGCCCCATCCGGTGATGCACCTCGTCCCAAAGCAGCACCTCCATCGGACCATCCGCCGGATGATGCTCATACACGATGGTGCCCAGCTCCTTGACCTCCTTCACGCGCACGCGGGAAGGATGCAGCGGCAGGAGCTCGATCACCCGCCCGCGTCCATCCAGCACGATCCGGTTATAGGCATTACCCCACAGCTCGACCCACCGGTGCATGAGTTTTCGCCACTGCGCACTGGTCATCCAGCGGTTCGGCCGATCGTGAAGCAGCGCGTAAAGCGGATGGTCGCGCGCCGGGTCCTTGCCCCGGCCCTCGCGCAGGCGATAGACGTGCAGGGGAACGGTGGCGATGGTGACAGAGATCAACTCGACCGCGCGGAACACGGCCGAAAACTGTTCCGCCTCACCCGGGCTGACGCGCCGGCCCGAGGCGGTGCTTCCGCTCGCGAAGAAATTCACCAGCCAGCGGGGAGGATTGGCGAGGTCGGCGGACTTTTCCCGTGATTCCACGGGCGCGAACAAGCGATGCGCGAGACCCATCAGCCGCTCCTCCTTGAACGGAGCAGGTTCAGCATGAGGGGCAGATAGATGAGCAACCCCACCGCAATCAAGGCGATCCCAAGGCGGTCGCCTCTCGCGATACCATATCCGATCGCGGCCAGCGCCGCCACCGCGATCATCGTGATCAGGTCAAGCTCGGCGGCCGCGCGTCCCAGGATGCGCAGGAAGGAGGAGATCCTAGACACTGGTCACGCCTCCCATGAAATAGCTCTCCTGCTGAGCCATCGAGCGGTAGAGACTCATGATCGTCATGATCGCTCCATCGATCTTGGTGACGGCATCGCGCTTTTCCTTGCGCGGATAGACCTCCTCCCGCCAGTTCTCGGCGCAATGCACATTGCCGATCATCCAGCGCAGCATGGGATTGGCTGGGTGACGATAGCGCCCCTCCATCATCAGCGCCTTCAGCTCCTTGGTCGCGGGAGAGTAGTTCTTGGCGTGCGGGTGCACCTGCGTCACTTCCCAACCCTCGGTCACGAGTTGGTTGGACAACTGGGCGTGCTGATGAGGATCGAAGATGACCTCGACCGGCGCATAAACCTCGGCCACCCGCCGAATCGCCGCGCCAATCTCGTCGAAATCAATGGTGTCGCCCTCGGTGAGGGTCAAGTGTCCCGTCGCCGCCCAATTGGCCAGGTGCGTGGAATACGCCGCCAGCGCGTGCCCCGTCCCCGGCAGGCTCACCTCCTTGGGAAGATAGAAGCGGTGAAAGTCGAACACACACCCATCCTCCGCCCGGAACAGCACATCGAAGCCGGCCACGTCGAACCGCGCGGCCAAGTCCACCCCGATCCAGCAGGGCAGTCCCTTGCAATCTTCCATCTTCAGCTCGGGTTCCGCGCCCTGATCGAACTTGTCCAGATCAAAATAGGGAACGCCCGCGCCGACCCAGATGCAGAGATGCTTGGTCTTGAAATCGGCCAGCGCCCGCGCGCTGGCGCGGGCGATCCTGGCCTCGCCTTCCAGGTAGATGCGGCTGACCGACACGCCCAGGTTCGGATTCGCCTTGAGCCAGACCTGGGGATCGTCCCAGGGATCGTCCTCGTCCGCGGCGAAAATGAACACGGCATAGGCCTCGTCCTTGAGCGTGCCATTGAGGATGTGCTCGCCGTAGAGCCGCTGCTCGTAGCAAATGCCCGCCGTGTCGCTTCCCGCCGTCGTGATCGCCCATTGCATCGGCTGCGCGCGCGCCCCCATGCCATCGCGGAATACGTTCCACACCTCCGGCGTCTTGTGCGCGTGCAGCTCGTCCATGCAGGCGAAGCTCGGATTGAACCCCTCCTGCGACAGCGCCTTGGCGTGCACGGGCCGGAAAATCGAGCCATCGGGCCGCGTGAGCGCGCGCGCCCGATGTGGCCCGATCTTGCGGTGCAGCACGTTGCTGCGCCGCGCCATGAGCTTGGCGATCCTCCAGACGATCTCGGCCTGGCCGTAGGTCGTGGCCGCCGAATAGCATTGCGCCGCCGGCTCGCCATCCGCGATGAGCATGTACAGCCCGATCGCCGCGGAAAGCGTGCTCTTGGCGTTCTTCCGGCCAACCTCCAAATAGACGTAGCGGAAGCGGCGCATCCCGTCCGAGGCGCGGCGCCAGCCGAACACCACGGACACGACAAACAGTTGCCAGGGCTCGAGCACGATCCGTTCACCCGCCCGGAAATGCAGGTCCTCGGATTCCCGTCCCTCGATGTGCCGACAGGTGCGCTGGATGAACTGGATCGCGTGCCGGGCATGCCCTGGACTCCAATAAAACCGGTGCGATCCCCGCCGCCTGGCGCGCCCCCACCGCTCCAGATCGCGAAGCTGCCGCTCGCAGGCGAGCCGCATCCGTTTGCCCGCCACGATCTTGCCCGCGGCCACGCGCTGGGCATAGCGCATCCCGATCTCGACTGGATCCCTGGCCACATCCTCCGTGCACCTCGCCGGATCAGCAGCAACCCGCCATGTTGGTCATGCCTTGCCCCCCTTAATTCCGCGAAGCCGCGGACGACCTATGGGCTCGGCCGCCTCTTGCTCGGCCAGCTCATCGGCATCCTCGTCCCGCGGCGAGAAATACTCGCTCCGCGCCGCCGGATCGAACCCCAGGCTGGATCGCATCAGCCGCGCCAAGTTCATCTTGAGGCGGTAGCTCACCAGCGCCGGATTGATCTTGCGCACCACGCCGCCGTGGCCGCGGCTCTCCTGGATCATCGGCGGCTGCTTCTCCAGATAGGGCCCCCACTGGACCAGCCAACCCTCGACGTTGGCCAGGTCCGTTAACCCGCCCGCCTCGGCCGCGGTCAGCCAGGCCTCGCCCAGCTCGCGCAGCTTGTCGAAGCGTTTCCGGCCTTCTTCTCCTAGATCGTAGGTGGGGAAGATCATTTCCAATGGCACGCGCGGCTCGGCCTCGTTCAGCTTCCGCCGCCCGGAATTGCCTTCCAGGCGTTTCCGCGCCGTGGGCTTGGGCTTGCGTCCCCGCTTCATCGTCCCCGTGCTTTCTCGAATTCGCGCCTTCGCTCCAGCCGCGCCCGCCCTTCCCGCGCGTTCTTGACGCGGTGACATTCCCGGCAAATCGCCTGGCAGTTCCGCCGCTCCAGCTTTAGGTCGGGCCGCTCCAAGGCCGGGATGATGTGATCCACCTCGACGGCTTCGGTGAAACGGCCCTTCATCGCGCAAGGCTCGCACAGATAGCGCGCCTCGCGCAGCACCCGCGCCCGCAACTCCGGCCATCCCCGACCATAGCGCTCGCTCGCCGGGACGCGCTCGGCTTCTTCCCGCGCCCGGCAATGAGGACAGCGCCGGACGTTGATCTTACGACCACAGCCCGTGCAGACCCGTTTCGCCGCCCAGGGCATCATCCTCCGCCCACTCTGTACAGGAAGATGAATTGCAACCACCTGTCGAGATCAGGAGCGTTCATACGGCCTCCCCGCGCAGGCGCGCCCGCTCGCGCTGCTTGTAAAATCGCAGATCGGATCGCCGCCGCAGTGGCCGCGCCCAGGCCGGCACGATCCGCCCGAACAGCAGGCAGCGCGGGCTCGCTTCATCGCAATCCGGCAGCGGGCAATGCAGGCAGAGTAGATCGGCCTCCGTGGGCAGATACGTCTCTCCGGGAGACTCGCGGGGCGTCCGTAAGCGCATCATGCCGCCATTTCTCCAGGATCAGTTTGCTCGTCTTGGATTGCCCGCATATACGCCAGCCAGCCCGGAGAAAGCAGCGGCCAGGATCTCGCTTCGGGCGCACTTTCCGGGGATCGACCAGCGTGTAGAGGCGCGCCTCCCGAGGCCACTTGGCCCAAGCGTAAGGCTCGGCTGCCAGGATCAAGTCGCTGGACAACATCGCGCTTTCGTTGCGAAATACCGCGCAGTTGATCCCTTGCTGACGGTCGCCGGAACCATCGTCCAGACCGTCGCAAAAACGGCGCCAGATAAACAAGGCGCTACAATCAGGCGTCAGCAACACGATGTAACTGCCGGGCCCGACAAACTTGGCGCGGCGACGGCCATCCCGGTAACGTCTGGCGGAGTAGTGCCGAAGATACAATGCCAACCCATCGGGATCGCCATCACGGGTCACCGTCCATGGCCCCGCCTCAAGTGGCATCCGCATCTGCCGCTGCGTGAATCTCACCACCGGATTATCATGCCCTCGAAGCTCGGAGAACCCATCGCGTCGAGCGAGATCCGTCAACTGATTGCGCGTGAGTTGAACCATCCTTCAGCGCAGACCGCCTCCCCGAGCTTGCGCGCCCCGGTCGGCGGAGGCCAGTGTAGAACACAAGCCGGTCGCCCTTCTTGATCGTGCGCTTCCCAAGCGGGCGGATCGTCTGGCGCTTAGCGCCCGCCTCCACCATCGCGGAGAAGCGAGGCTGGAAATTGAGTGCTGGCATCAGTGTATGCGCTCCTTCGCGCACGCCCAATCGGGCAGGCCGCGCAGCGCCTCCAGCGCGTCGCCCTGGATGATCTGCCCGAAGGGGAGGCTCATGGTTCACCTATGTAACAAACGGTCCTCCATGATTTCTGTGGCCATGTCGAGCACGGCATTCCGCGCCCGGAACGGGTAGGCGCCAGGGATCAGGGCATGCGCGGCGCTCCACCAAAGGATGCGAGCCAACTGGAAGGTGCACCCCCACGCATGATGCGCGTGGGCGCGATACCCCCGCCACCCGCCCCCATAGCCTGAGGTTTTGAGATGCTTGCGCGATGCCGCCCGCAATGTCATCGGCTGAATCGTATCATCAGGGCTTGTTTTTTCTAAGATCATGTCTGACTCCCGACTTGGCAGACGACCCGCGAACCCTCGCGCGAGAGCACCGTGTAGCGCGGCTCGGGAATCTCGATGCCCTGCTCGGCGAGCAGGGCCTGCCGCCGCTCCCAACTTAGCTCGCAGTAATACTCGGCTTGCTCGGCGGTGACGGCGGATTGGTCAGCGCACCAATGCAGGAGACGCCGGTTCCGAAAGTCATAGAAAATCCCGATTAGCGGGCCGTTGGCGCAATTCTTGGCCGCGAACTCGATCCAAGCGCGGGGTACGGTCATCTCGACATAGCCCACCAACGCGAAGAGCTTTCGCACCGCGTCCGGGTCGCCGAAATCGACGACGATCTGGTCGCCCAGCGCCAGCGGGCGATAGACGATTCCCGCGGGCGCGGACGCATCCCGCGCCGACGCCTCCGTGACTTGATCCGGCGCCGGATGCGCCATCGCCTTGCGCACTGGCGGGCGTAGTTGGTCGCAAGTCCAGAACATCAACAGGACCGCTCCGCACAAGAGCAGCACCGCGCCGATCCGCGCCGTGAATCCGTTCAGGGTTTTCAGGTACATGCCTCCACCTCCTGGTAAGACCATGCTTCACCCCTTCGCGCGAACCACGCGGAGGCCCTTATCCGGGAGACAGGAGCCCATCACCCGGGCGATCAGATTCGCGGGTTCGGGTCCCGCGTTCCAGGCGGCCAGGGCGGCGCTCCAGTCGCCGCAGTAGGCGTGCAGGCGCCGCGTGAACAGCCTCACGCAGAGCGGGATGTGCAGGTATGGGTTCCTGAGCCGTTCGCGGATCTCATCGTCCGTGCCGCGCCAGCCGGCTTCGCCGCGGGCCGTCGCGGCGAGCACCTGGCATAGCCCTGTGGCGCGCGTCACGGGATGCTCGGCTCGCGGATTCCACGCGCTCTCCGCGTCGATCATCAGCTTGAGCCGGTCGATATCGCCCGCGGAGTATCCGGCCTGGGCCGCCGCGGCTTCGACCAGCGCGATCAACTTGTAGGAGGCTCGCGGCGGCTCGGGAGACGGGAGCATGTACTTGGCCGCGCCCGCCGGCATAGCCGCCCCGGCCAGCAACAGCAGCGCGATCGACCGGATCATTTTCACTCAATCCTCCCGTAGAGGACTGGCCTCTCGGTTTCCTCGCCGACCTTCTTGCAAATCTCGCCGAAGGCCGTATCCACTACCCGCTCGGGCTGCTCCAGCGCATAGAAAAAGCGCAGCGTCCGGGCCTCTGGATCGATGCGCCAGCGGAGCCGCGCCGCCACCTCGTACTTGTCGAAGCCCTCGAAGGGCGCGAGCCCGAGTACGAAGAGCTCCGGCAGGTTCACCTTGCCGCTCAGCTGGCCGCCGCCCTCCATGGTTTCGCGGTACTCGAAATCCACCGTACCGTCGGTCAGCCGCGTGGCCTGGTGGAAATCGAGCTTCTTCCGGGCCGTGAACGCCGCGCACGCGGCCTTGAGTTGCGCGCCCGGCGGGTCCGCGATGTCCGGGATGTTGTCCTCGAGGAATTCCGCGAAGTCGTATTGGGTGAAGGCCTGCTTGTTGGCCTTGAGCCAGATTTTCCACGGCTCCGAGAACGGGCAGGTGTACATGCAACGATGATCGCCCCAGCCAGCCCCATCACCGTCGTGGTGGTTCAACACGGCCACGATCCGGGGATCTGTTTCTTCCTCCACATTGCCCTTGTCAGCCAGGATCAGCGTGCCGGGCTCCTGGTGCTTCTTCACATAGGCGATCAGGCTCGCCGGATCGTGCACTTGGACGATGCCGCGCTTCCTGACCGGATCGGCGAGCAACTCCTCCAGGGAATGCACGCGCGCCCCCTCGGGGATGATCGTGTAGGGCGAGTCGGTGCGCGGCCGGTCCGCGTGAATGAGCAGCCCCACGTCCACGGCTGACTGGATGTCGTTCTTCTTGGCTTCACTCATCAGGCACCTTCCTTGGGTGAGGTTTCATGGATGCGCCGCACCTTGCCCGGCTCCTCGATCTGCTTGAGATCGAGCAGGCTCGGCTGACGCGGATCTTGGACGCCCAGGCGCCCGTCCTTCTGCGCGAACAGAAATGTGCGCCCGCGGCCCGGCTCGGGCGGGCTGGCCTTCACGCTTTCCGTGATGACGATGTGGACATTATCGGCCTCGTCGGCGGGCTTGATCGTGAAGGTCAGGACCAGCTTTCCGGGCTTGCCGATCTCGGTGACTGCCCTTACCACCTCCTCCAGCTTTCGCTCGTACTCGATGGCGGCCGTGCCGTTGCGGAGATGTTCCAAGAATTCGTGAAACCGGGAGCCGATCCCTTCGTCTTTGCGCTCACTCATGAATGCACCTTCTTTGTATGAGTTTAGTGACTAGTCGGCCTCTTTCAATGCCTCACGCCTTCATTCTTCGTTCGCTTTCGAGCCAATCCACCGCCACGGCCCACAGAAACCGGTCGATCACCCGGCCCGCCAGGCGCAGCAGCCTGTCATCGCGCGTCTCCAACCAGTCGCGGAGGTCCGCCAAATCGAGCAGCGTCACGCCGCCCAAATCCGCCGCGCCCGCCGATGGCAGGGGATGGGTAAGCCGGTGGATAAGCTCGCCGGGAGTCATCGGTTCCATGTGACTTCTATTCTTCCATGTACACGGTGAGCAGCGGCGGCAGGGGCCTGCCTTCCAGCGCCTTGCCGAGTTCCGGGATCAGGCGGTCGCCGACGGTCTGGCCCCCCGGCAGGACGATGTGCGCGAAGAACTCCTCGTCGAACGTCACGATCCCCGCCTGGACGGCCTCCAGCTTGGCCTTGATGCACAAGGCCAAGGCCCGCCACCGCTGGCGGACGCCTTGCTCCCAGCGCCGCTGCCGCGCGCCCGCCCGCTGCCGCTTCGGGCGGAATTGCGGATCATCGGCGGACGGGATGGGCACCAGGAAGCGCACGTTGCGTCCGTCCATTCGGAAACCGATCATCGCCTGGTTGGATTCCACCCCGTAAGCGAAGCCCTCGGCCCCGTACCTGCGCAGATCGCGTTCGATCTCGCTGCGCGACTTCTCGGGGGAAACTGCCGTCTGCAATGCGTAACGCGCCATGATGCTATCCCCGGTCAGACTTAGCTTTTTGCTCGCCGTGACGGGCCAGCACCGCATTCCCGGCAGCGTAACAGGCGGCGGCGAGCTGGCGCGCATCGCGCTGCCGCGCCGCGCTCCGGCGCAGCGCGTCCAAGAAGCGCTGGCGCGCCGCGGCGATCTGCTGGCGCCGCTCCTCGCCGGCCGCCGCCTCCGCCGCGCGCTCTTCGGGTGAAGGCCTGGATGCCGCCGCGGCGGCCATGGCCGCAGTTCTCTGTCGGGCTTCCTGCCGCGCGCGAATTCTCTCCACCACCGCGCGATTGTCGATAGGCGCCGGCGCGGGTTCGAGTTCGGCATAGGCGCGCAGGAAGTCCGCCACGCGCGGCCACCAGATGCACCGGGCGATGAGCAGCGCGAAGGCCTGGCAGATGCGCTCGCGGCAAGCCTCGCTGTTCTCGAACCGCTCGCGGGTGACGAGCAATCCCGCGAGCCAGGCATCCACCGTGGCCTGCCCGGAATCATCCCGAGCGTCCCACCCGCGCGACGGTGGATTGGCGAGCATCGCCGACCGCATCATGGCGAAGCCCTCCTCGATCTGCTGACGCAGCCACTCAATGCCCTCGTCCATGAGCTACCTTCCGCAGAAAACGCCGTGAAAGAGGTTCGCCGGGATCCTCGCGCGCGCGCGCGCGGTCCCTGACAGGTTCTTCTGATAGGTTCTTAACTACCTTAGATACTTCAAGGGTTATCTTAGCGTCCAGATTTGGCAGCGCGAGCTGCCCGTTCGCCTCCTCATCCGTGCACCCGTGCACGCCGTGCACCCGTGCACGCTGTGCACCCCCCGCCATGCTCAACATCGTCGGCGGCGGCAGGAGCCGGTACCAGTTCTTCTGGCCGGGAAGCATCAGCTTTTCGATGAAACCTTTGGCGGCAAGCGCCTTGATGCAAAGCATTACTTTGCGCCGAGAAAGCTGACAATCCCTGGCTAAACTATCGATCCCAGGCCAGCAAATTCCATCCCTATTCGCGCGGTCAGCCAGGCGGAGCAGCACGAGCTGTTCCAGCGCTGGCAGGCGGCCCCAAGTAAGGGAGCCAAGATATTCAAAGCTCATGATTCTATCTCGCTATTCTTTGCGCCCTCCGCGCTCTCCGCGGTGACTTTAACCGCTGGGCACGCGGAGGGCGCCGAGAGAAATCCTGCTCATGCCCCCTTGTCCCGCGTGGGCAGGGGCACCACGTTCCGCGCTGGCGCCTCGTTCTCCAGCAGCGCGCCAAAGGCGGCCATGTGCGCCGCCACGATCACGGCGCGGCCGCGCAAATCGGCGCACTCCGCCTGGTCGATCACGCCATCCGCCTCCGCCGCCTTGAGCCGCTCGGCGATGCGGCCGATTTCGCCCAGCGCCGCGAGATAGGCCCCCCGCGCCGTCTCCCCCTCGGCCAGCGCCACGCGCGGCTCGCGGATCGGCGGCAGATAGCCGTGCCGCCGGTCGAGCCAGTCGAGGAACGGCCGCGCGTCGATGTCCGGCTCGTCCAGCAGCGCCAACGCGTCCACGAGTCCGAGCTTGTTTCGCAGCGTCTCCCCTTCCTGCGGCAGCTCGCCCACCCGCGAGAGCTCGCTCTCCAACGTGCCGTAGGGTTTGTTCCAGCGCGCCGCGATCTCCTTGACGCCCGGTCCCGCCGCTGCCATCGCGCGCAGCAGGTCGCGCAACTCCAAACGCGAGATCTGATCCACGAATCATCCTCCAAGCTTTGTGTTTTCTTCGCTCCCCGGCGGGGACAGGCTGAATCACGGCTGCTTCGGCCCGCCCCCGCGAGAGGAGGATCATCCTTGATGATCGGCATCCTGCCCGCTTCCCTGCCCTTCCCGCCCAGCCGTCCCGCCGGGCGTTTCGGTCCCTCCCTGCTCGCCAGGAGGAGGATGCGCGCGATCCTCCACGAACGCCCGCCGCCGCGCCGCATGCCGCGCGTTGTGCCGGCGGCGGAAGCGCTCCCGCTCCACCCGCTCGGAGATCACGCCCGCCTTGCGGGCGAGCTGGCGCTCCAGCCCGTCCAGGCGCTCCAGCACATCGGCGATGGTGGGGTCGGGCGCGCTCATGATTCAGCCTGCCAGCCTCCGCGACAACATCCGCCGATGGGTCCTCTCAGCCGATGGACTGCGCTGTCTTGGCGGCCGCGGCGGCGCGGCATCGCTTTCTTGCGGTTCTTTACGTCTTGCCGCGAGCCGCTCCCGGTTGGCTGCCCAGTAGCGGCGCTGGTAATCGGCGATCCGCTCCCGGTTGGCTGCCCGGTAGCGGCGCTGATATTCGGCGAGCCGCTCCCGGTTGGCCGCGCGGTAGCGGCGCTGATATTCGGCGCGCCGCTCCCGGTTGGCCGCGTAATATCGGCGCCAATAATCGGCGCGCCGCTCCCGGTTGGCCGCGTAATATCGGCGCCAATAATCGGCGAGCCGCTCCCGGTTGGCCGCGCGGTAGCGGCGCCAGTAATCGGTGCGCATGTGTTCGGAACTCATCAGGACTTCCAGGGTCGCTTACCGATCAATGGCTTGATAATGATGGCCCAGGCGAGCAGCGCCATGGCGGCCACGATCATCGCGGCGATGACCACTCCCAACCAGAGCGCGATCGCCGTGAGCATGTCAGGCTCCTTTGCTTCTAAGCCGCAGCGCAATCGCCGCCCGGTACGCCGCCGCCGCCTGGCTCAGCCGTTCGATTTTCGCCCGCGCTTGCGCCTCGGCCAGATTGCGCGGCGCCCCGGCCAAGGTCGCGCGATGGCAGGCGCGGCAGAGCGTGACGATGTTGCCGAGCCGGTAGCGCCCGCCCACCGCCCCCGGAACGAGCCGGTGCGCCTCCCAGCGCTCGCCCCGCGCGGGATCGCAGAGGCGGCCGCACTGGCCGCACCGCCCCCGGTCGCGCGCCCACACGGCCGCGCGCACGCGCGGCGGCACGCGCTCCCGCGGATTCCCCAGCCGCTCTCGCCGTGTCACCCGCGCCGGCGGCTTCGCAAAAGGGATGTTCGCCGCACCCATGGCTCAGGTATCTCCAAGACTGATGCTGCTCTCCGCGTGCTTCGCGCTCTCCGCGGTAAATCTTACCGCCGAGCACGCAGAGGGCGCGGAGAGTATGTCTCAAGCATCCCCTCTGATGCGGCGCTCGGCCTGCTTCGTCAGCCAATGCCCGAGGCGCAATGCCTGCTCGGGCGGGATCACGCAGCCATGAGCGAATTCCTCGCTTTTAATTTCAAAATGGAACGCCCAGGTTTCCTCGCGGAACGTGCAGGTGAGAGAGCCCTGCTGCATCATGGGCCGCCGCCAGCCCAGCGCGCTCCGCAGCCGCGCGATCATGGATTTCAGCGCGATCATCGCTGCTCCTCCCACCGGAGGATGATCGCGTTGTAGGCATCGGCGGCGGGGCAGGCGTCATCGAAGCAGTGCCGCGAGGAACCCAGCAGCGTCACGCTCCAGGCTTGCCAGGACAGCACGATCCCCCCGCCCCAATCGCCCTT